GCTTGCAGTACTCCAACATCTCAGGAGTGTAGTGACTGTAGTCGTTGTACTCTATCTTTTCAGAGCCTAGACGTTTACCCCATGCCTCAAGAGAGTGACCACCATCTCTTACAGGATTATATAGTTGAGACTCGATCAGTGTGTCTCGTATCTGATCTAACCTTATGTCAGAGCCTGTGAGCCTGTTAAGAACAGGGGCGTCAAAGCTGATACCGTTATGCATAATAAAAGTATCAATGCGCTTTGACCACTCCCTGAACTCTCCACACTCACCCTGCACCCACTGTCTCGTCTCTCCTGTGTCGTACTTCTTTGCTACTATACAATGTATTTCTTTTGCGTTGAGACTATCAGTCTCTATGTCCACCACTGCTTTCATTGTTCATATCCACTAGGTATGCATCTGACATTGGAATGTGAAAGAATTGTTCGCCCTTTCTGATGTTACGGTTGGATGCTTCTTTAACCTCTGAATTAAGCACGGTGTCACCATCCATGAACCATGCCTGACTACAATCATTACGGAAGACCACGAATGTAAGAAGATCATTATAACATTCCTCTTTCCACTTGTCAAGCAGTCTTTTCTTTCGATACGGTATTCGTATCTCTTTCCATGAGTCAGGCCACGGCGTTCGCCAAGAATACTTTACCTCTACCTCATAGAGATGGCGAGGTAGATCAGGCGCTACAGTGCTGACAATATCAAAGTAGGTTGTTTCATTTGTATCTATACTATGATGTTCGTTCTCTTTCAACCATCTGACCATAGCATCTTTAGCAGCTTTGTCAGCTATATCATAGAGGGCTTTATCAAATCGCTTCTTAACCGTCATTGTCATTCTCCAAGAAGGGGTTTCCAATCTCTGTCATACGTCCGGTCTGCCCATCATAGTGAAGGTAACACGCTACGCCAGTGTCTCCGGTGTACCTGTTCTTTAAGATACGAATCGTGGTGGTGTTAGCTTCAATAGGATCGTCTGCCTGTTGATCACGCTCCAATGCAACCACTGCATCAGAGAGGTGGGCAATGGAGGCAGAGCCTCGCAGATGCGAAAGCGTAACCTCACGACCATTCTCATGACCGTTGTCACCCGATGGCCTACGCAGATGGCTGACCAGCAGCAGAGCAATGCCTGTCTCCTCCACAAGGGAGCGAAGCTTGGTCATCAGAACATCAATAGACTTTCGTTCGTCTCCGTTGTCCTCCTGACCAGACACAAGGATAGACAGGTGATCAAGGAAGACCCACTTACAGTCCAGACCCTTTGCCATGTACCTGATACGATCAAGGATTTCATCGTTGCTGATACTACCAAAGTGATCAAAGGCAAAGAACCTGCCACTGCCAATGGTCTTCTTCTCATACTCGTCTAACTGTTCCTGCGTGTATTCCTTGCGAATCTCCCTGATGTATAGCCTAGCATTTGCCTCAACACTCATGATGTTGAACGCAGTCTGCTTGGTGTTCTCCTCCATAGCAAGCACACCAATATTATCCTCGGTGTTCTGCATGATATGATACATAAGCTCACGCATGATGCTGGACTTACCCATACCAGCACCAGAGGTAAATGTGACAAGCTCTCCGGTACGCATACCATAGGTCTTGTCATTCATTCCGCCCCACGGATAAGGGCAGGTCTGGTTCTCAGTCTCATCATACAGAGAGGCACCAAGGTCGGCAAGGTTGATGATACCTGCTGGCGTATAGGTGCGAGAGTTCCACCATGCCTCTGTGAACTTCTGGCGTTGACCCGTCTTGAGATACTCGTTGGCATCCTTCAGTTCAAGGTCAACAATCTTGCACTTGTTAGGTTCAAACAGCTTGGCTACTTCCTGCGCTGCCTTCTTACCCGGCTCATCGTTGTCAAAGCAAAGCACCACGGTATCGAACTTACTGAGGTAGCGGAGTGCTTGCTTACAGTTCTTCAATGCAGATGCTGCGCCATTCTTGAGCGAGACAGAGGGCCACTTGGAACCCATCAACTCATAGGCACTCATAGCATCTAGCTCACCCTCACACACGGTGATAAACTTGCCACCCTGATTGAACAGGTTCTGACCAAACAGACCACAGCTAGATAGATCACCTTCTGACCAGAACTCCTTGTCACTGGTGCGACGAAACTTGCTGCCGATATGTTTGCCGTTCTCATCGTAATACTTGTATTGATGATGAGTGATCATGTTGCCACTCTTAGCAACAGATACATCATACTTCTTGCATGTTGCTAAACTGATACGCCTATCAGAGATGTCAGCATACTTATAGTCTGCCTTATTTTGCGTGTTCATAGGAACTACCCTCTTTACAGGTTCAGATTGCATGTCTTTAATATCCTTGTTAAAAGTTTTAGTATGACATTTGTGACAGTAAGTTCCCCAATCATTGACGGTAACACAGGTTGTGCCACCACAATCGGGACAGGATTGGTGGGTTTTAACAGGGGGCATTACCATTTACCTTCGCTATGTTTGTATAGTTCAGAAGATATTTCTTTTCGTTGTGCAGCTAACTCCCTTTCTAATGATATTAATGTTTCAATCTGGTCAACTCTCTCAAGTTTACGCCATGCTGATTTGAAAGATGTCTCCATCTTACCTCGTGTCTTTGGTTTGTATACTTCAATAAGAACTTCCATTTCTTTATCCTTTTTGTATTTTATAAACTCCTCGTGCAGGTTGGCGGGTAAGATGCTGAACGAGGTTGGCTCTGTTTCGTAGTTCGTCTTCGGCTTCTTTTTTTGTGCTAAAACTTTGAACAACCACATCACCAAACTCCTTATTTAATACTAGCTTCCACATAACGCACTCCATGATACAGGGAAAAGTTTATTCATATGAGTATCAATATCTTTTGCAATCGCTCTTGTCTCTAGCTGTGCATCTTTAGCGTTGCGTAGCTTAACAACCCTAGCGAAAGCCATAAGTGTACCAGACCAGTACCATTCTGTCAAGAGACTTTGTGGTAGTATTGCTCTGGCTTGTTCGGCACATACACCGGAGTCAATCATAGCTTTGTAAGCATCAGCGCAGTGACGCTCTGCATCAGCAAACATATGATCCATTACAGACTGTGACGACACTCTTTTTCTAAGCGAACCCTGCTTGATATCATCGGATGCTTGCCGCCAGTAGTCAGGCTTCCAGAACTCTGGCTCTGTCTTGATGTAACGACGGCTGACCTCGTTCCAGACCAGACCTACCTGATGCTTCATCAACTGACGTGCCACAAAGACAGGAGCCTTGATCCTGAACTGTGCAGAGGCATGACCAAAGGGTGTCCAATGATTATGTTTTGCCAGATATTGTATCAGTTTGGTATCTCCATCTGACAGTTCTTTGCTCTCTTTATTGAAGCTAACCCTTGCTGCGTTGACCACAGATAAATCACTACCCATGTGATCAATCAATTCAACTGTCATCGTAAGCTTCCTCCCATATGTTGTCGATGAAACTTTCTTTGTCGTCCATAATTTCATCAGCCTCTAGTCGGGCAAGTCGCTTGGCTTCTTTATCGTTGTAGCCTTCAGACCTGTACTGTCCCACCAGTGAACGGAAAAGTTCTTTCCGCTCTTTCTGCCAAAGGTTTCTACCCATCAGTCTAAATCCTCTAAGTCTTTGAAAAACTGTTCTCTATCTCTAACACTGTTAACATTATATCCTGACTCCTTCATTAGCTGCCATATATCTGTTGAATATCCAAGACTTTTTCTTAGAACATCTTCTTTCTGTAGGCGGTGCCAATCAAAGTCGTAAACTTTTGTCATCGTGTTCCACCCATTTGGTATTTGCATCTGCTTGTTTTAGTCGTGCTACTTCTTCTCTTAGTTCCTTAATAATATTTTCCTGTTCTCTTACTCTACCTTTCAGTTGTTTAACATGAGTGTTTAGCGTTTCCCAAGCTGATTGTAATTGTTTGTCTGACAAATTATACTCCTATCAGTTACGGGTGTCAACATAAAATATGTGGCTACCAACCTGACCTAACACCATGAAGTCCTCATCTACTGACCAGTACGGTGTGACATAGGCGGCATGATAGTGAGTGGCACCTCCTGTGTGGCTGAGAACGGCACCCTGCAAAGCAAGCTCCGCTGCGCTAACCGACTGCTGATATGCATCAACATTGGCTATAGTTTCTGGCTTGCCATCACACCAGTAGGAGAACTGGCACTTGTTTCGTATTGGTTTGCCCTTCCATTTTTTACTTTGATGCACCACATCACAGATATTATCTGGATAACGATGAGAGTCAACCCTTGTGAGGATAACATTAGCCACGGCAAGTTGTGCAACAAAGGGTTCTGAACGTGCTTCAAAATACACTGCTTCAGCAAGACAAGATAATTCATCTGCCTTTACAGGTGTTATATATAATATACTTATTAGTAGTATATATAATATTTTCATTGTAATTTCTCTATCTTTATATTGAAGGGAAAACCTGTAGACAATTCTCGTATACCATGACACATTAGATAAGCAACAGCATCTTCATAATGTTCAAAGACATACAGCTTTTCTTTTTCCT